GTCGGACGGATAAACTAATGGCATATGAATACCCCTGCAAAATTCTCAGAGTTGTAGACGGCGACACTGTAGACGTTGATATTGATTTAGGTTTCGGTGTATGGATACATCGAGAGCGCGTCCGTATCATGGGAATTGATACGCCAGAATCAAGAACAAGAGATTTGACAGAAAAGGCATTTGGCCTTGCGGCGAAAGAATTTGTCAAGACTATGATGCCTATCGGTAGTATGCAGATGATTAAAACCGAGAAAGATAAGACAGGAAAATTCGGAAGAGTTCTAGGAGATTTTCTTTTTGAAGGAAAACGTCTTACCGAAATTATGATCGAAGAAAATCATGCAGTTCCATATTTCGGTGGCAGTAAAGATGAAACACAGGCTGCACATATGGCAAATAGAGAAATTCTTTTAGAAAAGGGTTTGGTAACTCTTGGGGAATTATAATTATAAATAGTCATAAAAGAGGACTGTTATGCCTGCTATCACATCTCGCACAGCGTTTAAATCATATTGTCAAAGAAAACTGGGTTCTCCCGTCATACAAATAAATGTATCCGACGATCAAATAGAAGATAGAATTGACGATGCCTTAGAGTATTATCAAGACTATCATTTTGATGCAGTGGAAGATACATATGTTCCTTATAAGTTGACTGTAGATGATATTACGAATAATTATATCACGACAGACCAGAGTATTATTGGAATAAAACAGGTAATTCCACTTTATCAAAAAAATAGTTTTTCTACAAATATGTTTGATGTTAAGTATCAATTATTTTTGAACGATGTATATAATCTGACAAGTGCAGAAATGTTGACATATCAGGTCACTCAAGATCACCTACAAATGGTAAATACCATTATTCATGGCACCGTGCCAATTCGATACCAAAGACATATGAACAGACTGTTCTTGGATGTTGATTGGGGATTTGATATAAATGTAGACGAATATATTATTATGGAAGTCACAAAAATAATCGATCCTAATGTGTATACAGATGTGTGGAATGATAGGTGGTTGAAAAGATATGCAACAGCTCTAATCAAAAAACAATGGGGCGAAAATTTGACTAAATTCGAGGGGGTGCAATTGCCTGGCGGAATTACTTTCAACGGTGCGAATATTCTACAAGAGGCCAAGGAAGAGATTCAAGTATTAGAAGAACAAATGTCTCTTAACTACGAATTGCCCGTTGATATAATGATCGGTTAATAACAATGGTAACTAACTCATATATAAACACCACAACTTATACTCAAGAACAAGATTTGATCGGAAATCTGGTAGTTGAATCTATACAGATGCACGGCCAAGATTTTATATACATCCCAAGAAACTTAGTGAATGTTGATACTGTATTCAACGAAGATACTTTGTCATCTTTCACTACAACTCATACTATAGAAATGCAAATTGATAGTGTAGATGGGTTTGAAGGAGAAGGTGAAATGCTGAGCCAGTTTGGACTGAGTGTAAATGATCAAATTATAACAACTCTTTCTAAATCCAGATTTTTGGCAGAGACAGGTAGTGAGAGACCAAAAGTAGGCGATTTAATATATTTACCGTTAGTCGATAAGGCATTTCAAATTAAATTTGTAGAAGACGAAATACCATTTTATCAACTAGGAAAAATGCATGTTTTCCAATTAACATCTGAGTTATTTATATATTCACACGAAACAATTAATACTGGTGTTTCAGAAATAGATGATAACTTTACAAATGATGCTATTGCTGATGATACTGTTGATAATGCAGTCGCAGATGATGGACTTGTGCCTCTTTCGACTACTGTTACAGACAGTGTGATAGATTTTACACAAAATAACCCATTTAGCGAGGATTACTAATGTTAGGAAATCCATATTTTTATAGAAGTACCATAAGAAATTATGTGATTGCTTTTGGTTCAATGTTTAACGATGTGCAAATACAAAGAACAAATTCGTCCGGAGCAGTCGTATATACAAGAGATGTCCCATTAGCATATGGCCCAATCGAAAAATATTTGTCCAGAATTAATAAGTTGGACGAAAAGGGTAATGCTGCTATGACTTTACCTAGAATGGCATTCGAGATTGCTGGATTTCAGTACGCCTCCGACAGAAAATTATCAAAAGTTGGAAAAATTACAAGACAGAATGTTGCTACAACTGGTTCTGGTGCATCTGAAAAAAATGTAGTATATCAACCAGTACCATATGATATATCATTTACATTATCCATTATGACAAAAAATGCAGATGATGCTACACAAATTATAGAACAAATCTTGCCTTATTTTACTCCCACATTTATGATACCCATTAAAGAAGTAGCAGAAATGGAATTTGTTAGGGATACTCCGCTCACTTTAAATTCGGTTGACTATCAAGATGAATATGACGGCGATTATCTGTCCAGAAGATCATTGGTTTGGAGTTTGGGGTTTACTCTCAATGGATATTTATATGGTTTGCCTAGAGATCAAAAACTTATTAGGACTGCGATCACAAACACTAAAAAATTAAATACTACTGATCAATTTGTGAAAGTAACACATACAACAAATCCATCAACAGCGTTAGAATCTGATAATTTTGATTTTATAACAACATTTGATGATGATTTTGGAGATGTTACATAATGACTAAAAAAAGATTAAATGATAAACTTGGTGAATTTTTTGAAATAGAAAATGATATGGTCGAAGTAAAAACGACACCTAAACAAGAATTGATCGATCCAGAAAAAATTGAAACTAGAACAGAAGATATTACAGATGACTACGAATTTCGAAGACAAACGCTGTATGGGCTTGTTGATAACGGACAAGAGGCTCTACAACATTTGATAATGGTTGCTAAGGAAAGTGAACATCCCAGAGCATATGAGGTTGTAGGACAAATGTTAAAAACAACTGCTGATTTAGTTGGAGACTTGACAAAATTACAAGGCGAAATGAATAAAATAGAAACTACCAAAAGTGGTCCGAGTAAAGTAGTCAATAATAATTCAGTATTTGTTGGAGATACAAATGCATTATTGGAAATGCTAAAGGGTAAAAATAGAGAATGAATGAAATTTATAATAATAACCCAAATCTAAAAGGTTCGGGTGTGCAAATTGAATGGACAGAAGAACAAGCTAAAGAATATGTAAAATGTATGGAAGATCCTATATATTTTATAAAAACATATGTTAAAATTGTCAATCTTGATCAGGGTTTAGTAAATTTTAACATGTATCCATTTCAAGAAAATATGGTTCGAAACTTTTATGATAATCGTTTTACTATTTGTAAAATTGGTAGACAGTCTGGAAAATCTATTACCAGTATTGCATTTTTTCTACATTACATTCTATTTAACAAAGATGTTTCAGTCGCATTGCTTGCAAACAAACTTGCAACTGCCAGAGAATTGTTAGGGCGATTGCAAATGGCCTATGAACATCTTCCCAAATGGTTACAACAGGGTGTTGAAGTTTGGAACAAAGGTAATATAGAATTGGAAAACGGTTCTAGAATTATGGCGGCCGCGACATCATCTTCTGCAATTCGTGGTGGTTCGTTTAACATACTATTTTTAGACGAATTTGCGTTTGTTCCTATAGAACTTGCAGAAGAATTTTTCAATTCAGTTTATCCAACTATTTCATCTGGACAATCAACAAAAGTGATTATCGTATCCACACCGCAAGGTATGAATCACTTTTACAAATTGTGGGTGGACGCAGAAGACGGTAGAAATTCTTATGTTCCTATCGAAGTGCATTGGTCGGAAGTGCCTGGCAGAGATGAAAAATGGAAAGCTGAGACCATTAAGAATACCAGCGCAGAACAGTTTCGACAAGAGTTTGATACGGAATTTCTAGGCAGCACAAACACTTTGATAAATTTTACAAAATTAAAAAACATGCCGTATAAAATTCCAAGACAAAAATTAGAAAATGGGTCTCTCAAAATATATGAAAAGGTCAAAAAGAATAACATATACTTTATGACAGTAGATGTGTCAAGAGGAAAAGGAATGGATTATTCAGCATTTTCTATAATTGACTGCAGCGAAACGCCATATAAACAGGTAGTAACTTTTAGATCTAACGAAATACCGCCTATGGTTTTTCCAACTGTTATCAATAGAATGTCAGATGTATATAATGAAGCACTAATTTTAGTCGAAATAAATGATGTTGGTCAACAGGTCAGTGACATATTGTATCACGATTTGGAAAATGTAAATCTAATAAGTATATCTAGTGATAATAGAAAAGGTCAGAGTATCAGCGGCGGTTTCGGTGGTTCGAATAAAAGTTTAGGAATCAGAACCACAAAGGCAACCAAAAAAATTGGTTGTATGAATTTAAAAAGTTTAATCGAAGAAGATAAATTATATATTCGTGATTATGAAACAATAAACGAATTGACATCATTTGTCCAAAAAGGTCCAAAATTTGAAGCTGAAAGGGGTAGGAATGACGATCTTGTGGATACTTTAATATTATTTGCATGGATGACAACCGACCCATATTTCAAATCTATGTGTGATGTAGATATTCGAAGAGAAATATATGATGAACGAATGAGACACCTAGAAGAAGATATGTTACCATTTGGATTCATATCAAGCGGGCTAGATGATGAGAGTTTTGTAGATGACAGTGGGGATTTATGGAGAGTCAATCCGAATGACCACACTGTATAATTTTTAGAATAAGTGAGTTTGTAGTTTTTATAAATAAATACAAAATACTATTAAATAAAAATCAAAGGAGATTAAAAAGATGGCATTCCAAGTAAGCCCCGGCGTAAACATTTCTGAAATAGATGCGTCATCGAACGTGCCAGCAGTCGCCACCAGTATTGGTGGTATTGTTGGACAGTTCTCTAAAGGACCAGTAAGTGAAATTGTAGAAATTTCAAGCGAAGATGAGTTGGTTGCCGTTTTTGGTGAACCAAATGATACAAATTATAGATCTTGGTTTTCTGCAGCAAACTTTCTGTCTTACAGTTCATCAATAAAAATTGTTAGAGTTGTAGACCATAACAATACAACCGTTGTAAATAGAGCAAGAAATGCCTTGGCAGGAAAAGTCACAGCAAGTTCTTCTACTTCAGGAAGTGTTCAAAATTTCACAGGCGCAGCCGAATCTGCGACAACTATTGTAGGTTCTAGCGCACAAAGTTTCACCCAAACAGTAGATTCTGCCGTTGCTGAACTGAACTTACATGCTGGTGTAGATCTTCTAGCGAGTACGCCAGATGTAGCAACGAAACAGTATTTACTTCCCAGATTAAGTAACGCCGATCCAGCTGCACTAGTTGTTGAGGCTGGTACTGTCGCCGGAACAGATGTTGTTCAGAGAAATCTTAGTGCAAATGATTTGTCGATTACTATCGGTAAAGTAGGTCAACTTGGTGGTTTGTTGCCAACAGATAGATATAGTTTGAATAGCACAAATAATGTCGTATCATTGACAGACGCCATTGGTTCTACAAGCGGTAATGCTGGACCAGTATATGTACATTCGCATGATGCAGCTGACAACTATAAACTTTCTACTGTTGGTACAAATCCCGGCACTACTATTACTGGTGTTACTACAACAGCAATGGGTTCTGGATTCACATATCCATTATATACTAGATTTGCAACCGCAGCTCTAGTAGATTCTTCTACTTATGGTGGCACAGGATCGGTTCACGGACATGTATTTGCAAAATATGAAATCACGACCTCACTTGAGGATAATGTTTCTGATGCAGATGCTTCTATGCTTTCTGTCGGTGATACAATTCTTTTGGCAGATGGTACGCTTGCATATATTCAGTCATTGACTTCTGATAGTACAAACACTGCAATTGTCGCTTGGGAAAAAACAGATGCCGGCTCAGTGGTAACTATTCCTGTTTCAACTACAATTAATAAAGTATTTTACATGCCAAATGGCACAACAGCAAATCCAGCAGGGGTACATGCTTCGCCAACCGCTCCAGCAGATATTTCAATCAAACCATATGCAAATGGTAAAGATGAAATTAAACTAAGTGTCGCTAAAAGATCAAAGTTTACTCTCGCAGCTTCGCCAGGATCTCACGCTGTAACTAACGGTTTGGTAACTATTTCTGGCAGTTTGACAACTAATGATTTTAGTGTAACAGCTAATAGTACAACGGTTACATTTTTAAATGGTAATGCGCCCGAAACACCAACACAAACAGATCTTAGTGTTGTA